GCAAGATACCTGTCAGCCGCAACAACTATGACGCTCGATGAGATAAAGTCAAACACTTCTAAGGCAAGCATGAGGTACGATAAAGTAAATAGTAATATAAAGATTAAGGATGCTACAGGTAAAGACTTGGGCTGGGTTGAGGCTGTTGTCAAGGCTACTAAGCCAGACATAGTTATACTCGACATGGGAGATAAGTTTGCCCCCAGGACAAGTGACAAGACAGATATCTACTTAAGAGATGCCGCCATCCATGCCAGGAACATAGCTAAGGAATATAACTGTGCAGTGTTCTGGTTGTCCCAGCTAAGTGCCGCAGCAGAAGGTTTAGCTACGCCTGATCAGTCAATGTTAGAGGGCAGTAAGACAGGCAAAGCAGCCGAAGCTGACCTAATGATACTTATAGGTAAGAATAGGGTTATGGAAGGTAATGAGATGGAAGACACAGAGAGACACTTGAATATAGCTAAGAACAAATTACAGGGTGGATTTCATGGACGTATTACTTGCCAACTGGCAGGTGACATAGCCCAGTACACCGCATGAGAATAGTCTTAGATGTAGAGAACACAACTACTAAACGCAATAACAAGACACACATGGATCCTTTCGAGGCTAATAACTTCTTGGTTCAGGTTGGTACTAAGAATGTGGATATACCTAGTGAGAGATACCTGCTGACGTTTGACCATGTAGAAGAGAATGACCGTACTGGGGCTAATGCCAAACTGTTACAAACTATACTAGACAAAACAACCTTATTGATTATGCATAATGCCCAACACGATTTGATGTGGCTCTGGTCATCAGGGTTTAAATACGAGGGAGAGATATACGATACAATGCTTGCTGAATACCTTCTGCAGAGAGGTCAGAAGCAACCCCTAAGTCTATTGGCTTGTGCAGAGCGAAGAAACTTAACCTTTCAAAAAGATGATACATTAAAGAAATACTTTAAAGAAGGATACAACACCAATGAAATACCGCTTGAAGAGCTTACACATTATCTTGGCTGTGATGTTGATACTACTGCCGAGTTGTTCGTTGCTATTACTACCGAAGCCGGAGCCCAAAGCGAGGGAGACAGAATGGATAGAGTACGAGACATTACCTTCAGAGTCTGTCAAGCCCTCACAAGAATGTATATGCGGGGATTCCGGGTGGATAGACGAGCCCTTCAAGAAGTAAGGGAACTATTCAAGCAAGAGAAAGCTGATATAGAAAAGAGATTGTTTAGCCAGATACGAGAGCTAATGGGAGATACTCCTGTAAATCTTAACAGCCCAGAACAAGTTTCCCAGGTTATATTTTCTCGTGCTGTGATAGACAAAAAAGAATGGGTAGACTTATTTGCATTTACACGCACCCCACAAGAGTTCAAGGATGCTGTTGCAGCTAACAGCCGAATGCTTAATAGAACAGTAGCATCCAGTTGTCCTACATGTAATGGGGAAGGTAGCCACTACAAAAAGAAAAAGGATGGCTCCAACTTTAAGAACCCAAGCAGATGCGTGGACTGTTTATCTAGAGGATACCAGCTTAAGCCAACCAATAGAACTGCCGGGCTTATGTTTAATCCGCCTAACAAAACCTGGGTTAGTAACAATGGTTTCAGCACTAGTAAAGGCAATCTAGATATTCTTATATCTACAGCTAAGACACGGGGCATGGCTCCAGCTATTCAGTTCTTAGAGGACGTACAGAGACTATCTGCTGTTTCAACGTATCTATCCTCGTTTGTCGATGGGATAGCTAATTACACTAAAGAAGATGGGTTCTTACATGTTGGTCTGACACAACACATTACAGCTACTGGCAGGTTCAGTGGTCGCAATCCCAACATGCAGAACATGCCTAGGGGTGGCACGTTTCCAGTGAAGCGTGTATTTGTGTCTCGCTGGCAGGGTGGTCACATATTGGAGGCTGACTTTGCACAATTAGAATTTCGTGTTGCTGCATATTTAGCACAGGATAAGACGGCAATGGAAGAAATCAATACAGGGTTTGATGTACACGCCTACACAGCTAAAGTTATAACCAATGCAGGACAACCAATCTCTCGTTTGCATTCGAAAGCACATACTTTTGCTCCATTATTCGGGGCGAGTGGGTTTGGCAAGAGCAAAGCTGAAGCTGCATACTACAAACATTTTAATGAAAAGTATGAGGGCGTAGCTAAATGGCATAAGAAACTAGGTAACGAGGCTATCCGGTATGGTAAGATAGCGACACCGTCTGGCAGACAATTTGCATTCCCTGATGTGGAGCGCAGAAAAAACGGACAGCCTTCTCACTTTACTATGATAAAGAATTACCCGGTACAAAGTTTTGCTACTGGAGATATCGTTCCAGTTGTATTGCTGGAGTTAGATAAAAGGTTAGAACCTATGAAGACATGTATAGTTAACTCAGTACACGACTCAATGGTGTTAGACATACACCCACATGAGAAAGAATATGTCCTACAAATTATATCAGATTTAAACATTGACCTAAGTCAAATTATAGAGGAAGCTTATGACGTAAAAATGAATGTACCTATGCTTTTAGAAGCAAAAATTGGCCCTAATTGGCTTGACTTAAAAGACGTTTCATAGTATAACTGTAACTCTTTCACACATTAAAAAACAAAGGTAAAAAGATGAACTCAGAACTAACAATACCGGAAGGAAATAAAAAGACATTAGCTGAATTAGTTGGTGTTTCCGTAGACACAAGTAGTAGTACTAGTGGACCTAAAAAATCTACGTTAGCTAGGCTTAAAGTAATTAGCAAAGCCCTTATGGGGGTCAAAAACATAGAAGGCAAAGATATAAAACTCGAAGTCCTTCCTGCTGGAGCGTATGAATTAAATGTTGAAGGCATTTCTAAAGGTACTTGTGTGTACTGTGTTAATCCCGTAGTTAGATTTTTTTCACAACGGGAACAGTGGCAACGGTTTGATACAGAAAACACCCGCATGGACCAATCTATTATGGCAGAGAGCGTTTATGGAGGAAATCTACGCATGGATCTTGAGGATTCAACAGGGACTTTTAATTTGGGTAGGCCCGGAATCTTTGACGATAATTGGGATAACCAAACAGAAGCATACAAAGCAACGATTAGGCTGATTGCTAGGCATAAGCTTTTCTTTGGTACTATTGATTTTCAGGGAAAAGCGTTAGATGAGGATGGTAATTTAGTAAACGGCTATGATACACCTGTTCCTTTTATTTTAGACGTTAAAAACCGCACTAGTCGAGAAAACATAGAATCTTTTTGGGATGAGGTAAAAGAATTTACAGCAGACGAACTAAAAATATCTAAAAATAAAGATGCTAGAAAAAAAGCTATGCAGTTAGGTAAGTTTAAAGAGAAGTTTGCTGAGAACTTGATGAGACATAGGGTTACACTAGGTTCGGAACTTTTTGATACAGGCTTTACGTGGGCTGCTATTACTATAGAAGGTAAAGTGTCGAACGATCTTATTGACGGGGATATAGAAAACCTTATAGCTTTTGACGAGTGGATTGAATGGAAAAACAATTCTATACATAACCTCTGGAAAGAGAATAACGTAGAACAGCTTAACGGTACAGATGCGGAATTAGTCCAAGACTTTGTAGATGTTGAGTGAAGCGGGTCACTGGTATAACCAGCACGGGGATGCCACCTACACGATAATAGGTGCTAATGGGCAGGAGAGAAATACTACTCTTCGAGATGCCCGTCAGCACGGCTTCGTTCCCTCAGTGACAACTATAATAGGTATGTCAGCCAAGCCAGCCTTAGAGAACTGGAAGATAGACCAGGCCTTGAACTCTGCAATAACTTTAGAGCAAAAGGAAGATGAATCTTTAGCTGCCTTTACTTATCGTTGTAAAAAAGATTCTAAAGAGGTTGGTAGGAAAGCAGCAGAGCGAGGTACTATTATTCATGGAATGATAGAGCAAGGTTTTGCAGGTGGGACTGAGACCAAGCCCTACCTTAAGATTAGAGAATACTTGGATGAAACTTTTCCTGATGAAGAGTGGATTGCTGAAGCTTCTTTTTGTTCTGACTTAGGTTATGGAGGCAAGATAGATTTATAT